ACCTTTGTATTATGTAACAATAGGTGATGAACAAGTAGAAGTAGAATCACAAGACTTACATGAGCCAGATAGATTTTCCTTAAAATGTTTAGAACAAATAAATCAAGCAATGCCACCAGTTGGTAAATTAATTTGGAGAAAGGCAATAAACAAATTATTAAAAGATACAATACCTATCGAAGCACCAGAGTCTACAAAGGTGGACGTACAATTAAAAGAATTATTAGCAGATTATATAAACAAGATACCAGGTAAAGATTGGAAAGATATATTGCGTGGATTAGCTTACACAGAAGATGGTGTAAGTTATTTTAAATTTAAAGACTTTTGGAAATACATATTAAGAACAAAAGTTTGGGACACAAAGAAATATCAAAAACAAAGGACTGCTAGAATGATGCAAGTCATGTTTGATGCAGCGGAAGTTACGGGCAAAATAGATAACAAGAGTGTAAGATATTTTACACTGCCTACAATTAAATTAGATAAACCAAACACACGAAAAGATAAAATGAAAGAGGTGCCTTTTGCATAGAATAATAATACCAGGGCCACCGGGCACAGGTAAAACACATACCTTGATGAAATATTTAGAGAAAGAATTACAATCAGGAACTGAGCCAGACAAAATTGCATATATATCTTTTACTAACACCGCAGCACAAGTAGCAAAGAAAAGAGTAAATAACGACAAGATATACGCTAGCACCATGCACTCTATGGGAACAAGAGAGTGTGGTATTAATACAAAGACACAGTTATTGAATGGTGATAAATGGAAAGGTTTTAAAAACTTTTCACCTTACTGTAGAGACATGTCTTTTGAATCAAGATTAAATATTAACGGACATGTTGAACATCAAAATCCACATATGCGTATTATAGAGTTAGCTAGAAATAAAAAGTTAAGTATTGAAGAAGCAGCCATGGAATTAAGCTTACATTATACAAACGATATTTGGTTAACCGAACAAATCAATGCAGACCTGATTGCATACAAACAAGGCACAGGTATGGTTGAGTTTTCTGATATGATTTCTAAGTTTGTCGAGGAAGACCGTTGTCCACCACTACACTGCGTTTTCCTCGATGAAGCCCAAGATCTGAGTCCTCTGCAATGGGACATGTTCTTTTACATAGAGAGTAAGTGTGCTCGTTCATACATTGCAGGGGATGATGATCAAACGATCTATTCTTTCCAAGGGGCTTCAGCAAAAATATTTATAGAATTAAAAGGTGAGTTTGATCCACAAATACAATCGGTTAGAGTTCCTAGAGCTGTACATAAACTGGCTACAAGTATCTTTCCTTACATGGGTCAACGTTTAGAAAAAAAATGGATACCTACAGAACGTGAAGGATCTGTAAATATGAACGCACGTTTAACAGAGCTACCTTTACATAGAGATCATTGGTTGTTATTGACTCGCACAAATAAAATGTTAGAACCGATACGTGATCACTTATACAGGATGAGTTATAGATTTGAAGCTAAAGCGCAGGAGCTGCTGCCGAATAAAATGCTAAATGCATATAGAGTTTGGACACGTTTGAACCAAGGTGCATATGTTAGCAAAGAAGATTGTGAAGATCTTTGGGATTACATGACCGTAAAAGACGGTCATTTAAAAAGAGGATTTGCTGGTGGCAAAACATTGAAAGATATAGACTCAATAAATTTAGAAGGACTGAGAGAACACCACGGGTTGCTAGCGGCGGGGAACTGGGAAGTTCTAAGATTTCCAGAGCAAAGTAAACTATATATAAAAAAATTATTAGAGTCGGGTGATGACCTGATGTTAAAAGCAAGAATTAGATTATCTACAATACATGGGGCCAAAGGGGATGAATCAGAAAATGTAGCTTTGTTTACAGACACTGAAAAAATTATTTATGATTCGTCCAGAGATAATCCAGATCCAGAACATCGTACGTGGTACGTAGGAGTAACAAGAGCAAAAGAAAATTTATTTGTGTGTAGTCAGCACTACGAATATCAATACAACATAGGAGGACCAATAATATGACACATAAAGATGATATGGAGAAAGCGTTTCCACAGGATAGGCAGGTAGGTGGGAGCCACTACAAGAATTTTCACATTCAGCCGTACGAGTTTATTTCAAAAAATAATCTTTCGTTCTTTCAAGGCTGTGTTGTGAAATATGTTTGTAGATATTTATCTAAAAATAAGGTAGAAGACTTAGAAAAGATAGTTCACTATTGTGAATTAGAAATACTTAAGTTAAAAGATACTAAAAAGAAATAATGTTTACAGCACAAACAGAATGGGATTGCCCAGAAAGTTTTCCAGATTTATCTGATGCAAAATATATTGCTATTGACTTGGAGACAAAAGATCCTGATTTAAAAGCAAAAGGATCTGGTGCAATACAAGGACACGGAGAGATAGTTGGTGTGGCTGTGGCAGTAGATGGTTGGTCTGGTTATTATCCGATTGCCCATGAAGGTGGTGGTAACATGGACAGACGCATAGTTTTAGAATGGTTTAAGAAAGTTTGTGCTACAGATGCTGTAAAAATTTTTCACAATGCGATGTATGATGTGTGTTGGATAAAAGCATACGGTATTCCTATCAACGGTCATGTTATGGATACGATGGTCATGGCATCTTTAGTGGATGAAAATAGAATATGGTATACATTAAATAGTATATCTTATGATTATTTAAGAGAAGTAAAAGATGAGAAAGCTTTGAAAGAAGCAGCAGAATCTTGGGGCATAGATCCTAAAAAAGAATTATATAAACTACCAGCGATGTATGTAGGTAAGTACGCAGAAAAAGACGCTGAACTTACATTAGAGTTATTTAAAGTTTTATCTAGAGAAATTACAAAACAAAATCTTACAAACATATTTGATTTAGAAACACAATTGTTTCCGTGTTTAATTGATATGAAATTTAAAGGGGTTCGTGTCGATATAGAACGTGCTCATAAATTGAAGCAGCAGTTATCACAAAAGGAAGAGCAACTCCTATTAGAAGTAAAAAAACAAACAGGAGTAGATGTTCAAATATGGGCAGCAAGATCGATAGCCAAAGTATTTGATAAACTTTCTTTAACCTACGCCACCACCGAGAAAACTGGGTCACCTTCATTTACAAAAAATTTCCTTTCCACACATAATAATCCTGTAGTTAAAAGTATAGCAAAGGCTAGAGAAATAAACAAGGCACACACAACATTTATAGATACTATATTAAAACACCAACATAGAGGCAGAATACACGCAGACATCAATCCTGTTAGATCAGATCAAGGTGGTACAGTTACAGGTAGATTTAGTTATTCAAATCCAAACCTACAACAAATACCAGCAAGAAATAAAGATTTAGGTCCTATGATAAGATCTCTTTTTTTACCAGAAGAAAATAATAAATGGGGTTGTTTTGACTATAGTCAACAAGAACCTAGACTTGTGGTGCATTACGCAGCAACAACAGAACCAATTCGTTTCGACTCTTCTGTTGCAAACATTGTAGAAAAATTTAAAGACAATAGTGTTGACTTTCATCAAACAGTAGCCGACATGGCAAACATATCTAGGACACAAGCTAAGACAATTAATTTAGGATTGTTTTATGGTATGGGTAAAGCAAAATTACAAGCTGAATTAGGTTTGAACACAAAAGAAGAAGCAGAAGAATTATTTAATCAGTATCATGAAAATGTGCCTTTTGTCAGAGATCTAATGAATCATACATCAAGACACGCACAATCCTCTGGATCTATTGGAACATTGTTAGGTCGTAGATGTAGGTTTACAAAATGGGAACCAAATAGATTTGGCATGCATAAACCTATGGAGTTTTTGGAGGCAGAACGAACTTATGGTAGAGGACAAATACGAAGAGCCTTTACGTATAAAGCTTTAAATAAATTGATACAAGGATCTGCAGCTGACATGACAAAGAAGGCTATGATAAATTTATACAAAGAAGGTGTGGTACCCCACATACAAATACATGATGAATTAGATATTTCAGTTGAGTCTGATGCAGCGGCAAAAAAAATAATTGAAATTATGGAGAATGCTGTTAGTTTAGAAATTCCCAATAAAGTTGATTATGAATCAGGTAAAACTTGGGGAGATATTTATGGATAATTATGGCTTATTTAAATGCAAACATTCCAGTAGAGTACGCACAAATCAGAAGAGAATATCTTTATGATCTTAAAAGTCATCATGGCGAAGTTGAAGACTGTATTATTTTCGGCCTTAGCTCGATCACTGGTAAATCGATTTTATTCCACGCAATTATGGAAAACGGTGCTGTCTTCTATCGTCTCCCGATTACAGCGTTTATTCAAAGGGGTTTTAAACCGGAAGATGTTCCTAAACGTAGACTTGATGAGCTTCAGCTTTGGAACTGTTTTAGTTATTATCCTTCTGTGCATTCTTTCGATATCTTAGAGGGACAAGCTGGTAAATACATAGGTAAAGATAAAAAATGGCATCCAGGTAAATACCTTTTTACGGTTGACTTTGCTCATCCAGAGCCTAATATACTTGACACGGATCATTCAGAGATTCCGCACGAGCACAAATGTGCTCACATCATAGCCCTAGACGACGGGAACTATGCAGCACAACCGAATAATAGATGCATTTGGGATATACCTTCATTTACAGTGAAAGATAATATTCCAGATTGGAAAGTGCAAACTTCTGAATGGAATGTTGAAAACACAAGTAAATGGAAGACCGAAGATACGGACAACTTCTTTTACGAAATTGAGGAGAAAAAACATGATAAATAAATGTAAAAACATTTGTTGTAAAGTTTGGGACAAAATTAAAGCTGGTTGGAAATGGGTATCTGACAAGATCGTGTCAACATTCAACAGGTAATTTATGGCTCTAAAGATTAGCGAAGAAGCAAAAGTGCAAATGCCAATGAAGACAGTTGCTAGCTTGATCGCTATGGTTGCAATCGGAACCTGGGCATATTTTGGTTTGCATGAAACACTTAACTCTCACTCAACAAAGTTAGAGTTGATTGAAAAAGATTTAGAACAGAACACAGAGTTTAGAATTAAATATCCAAGAGGACAATTAGGTAAGTCATCTGGTG